AATTCAAATTGGATTAAAACAACTCCAGTACAAACAGCAGCTGGAGGAGCTTCAACTACAAATAAAGGAGCTAAATTTAATGTAGATAATTGTTTTATGCATACTAGTGCATCAAGTGGATTCGCAGCAGAAGAAGGATCAACAGGACATGGTGGTTCATTAAGTGCTTCAGTTTCATTAACTGGAGATTCAGGACCAAGAGCAGCAGATCTTAAATTTACAGTACCATTCCAAGGAGGTTCAGATGGTATTGATCCAGCAAAAATTAGATTTACAGGAGTAAATTTAGCAGCTGATAATGCTTTTGGATTTGATTTATCATCTACAAGTGCTACGGGATATTCAGGATATAAAAAGGCATTAGACATAATGTCTAATCAGGATGAATATGATATTAACATGTTAGTATTACCTGGAGTAATAAAACAATTACATGCTTCAGTAACAGACGCTGCAAATGTAATGGCGGAAGACAGAGGAGATACTTTCTATGTAATGGATTTAGCAATAGAAGAATCAACAGTTGCTAACGCAGTAAATGAAGCTAATGGGTTAGACAGTAATTATGCTGCTGTATATTATCCTTGGGTAAAAGTGCTAGACACTTCGCGTAATAAACCAATTTTTGTTCCACCATCAGTTATCGTGCCTGCAGCAATAGCTGCGTCAGATCGAATTGGAGCTGAATGGTTTGCACCAGCAGGTTTAAACAGAGGTGTATTAGGAACTGTATTAGAAGCTAAAAATAGATTAACACAAGCTGAAAGAGATAGCTTATATGAAGGAAGAGTAAATCCTATAGCTACATTCCCAGCAACAGGAGTTTGTATTTGGGGTCAGAAAACAACACAAGTAAGACCAACAGCATTAGATAGAATAAATGTTAGAAGATTATTAATTACACTTAAGAAATTTATTGCAAGTTCTTCTAAATTCTTAGTATTTGAACAAAATACTATTCAAACTAGAAATAGATTCTTAAATATAGTTAATCCGTTCTTAGAATCAGTACAACAAAGACAAGGATTATTTGCATTTAGAGTTGTAATGGATGAAACTAACAATACTCCAACAGAAATAGACAGAAATAGATTAATAGGACAAATATTTTTACAACCAACTAAAACAGCAGAATTTATAGTACTTGACTTTAACGTTTTACCAACAGGAGCAGCATTCCCTTCATAAAAAGTTAAAAAATAGTATATTTATAATAGAACAATAAAATAAAATAGAAAGATGGCAATATTAAATACAAACGACATGATGTACACAGCATTTGAACCTAAATTGCAGAATAGGTTTATAATGTTCATCGATGGAATTCCTGCTTTTTTAGTAAGAAAAGTAGGTAGACCAAATATACAATTCGGAGAAGTAACTCTTGACCACATTAATGTGAAAAGAAAAATTAAAGGGAAAGCTGATTGGCAAAATGTTACAGCTGAACTTTATGATCCAGTAACACCTTCGGGAGGACAAGCAGTAATGGAGTGGATAAGATTATCACACGAATCAGTGACAGGTAGAGATGGTTATTCTGACTTCTACAAAAAAGACATTAGATTTAATGCTCTAGGTCCTGTAGGTGATGTTGTTGAAGAATGGATTATGAAAGGTGCTTATTGTACACAAGCAAATTTTGGTGATGCTGACTGGACTTCAGACACACCTATGAATATTACCATTACAATGAGAATGGATTATGCTATCTTAAATTACTAATATTATATTTTATAAAAAAGAAAAGCGCCTTTTTGGCGCTTTCTTTATTTTACATATATGTATATCTGAACTAGTTTTAATAAAAATAACGTTATGGAACAAACACAACCAACACAACCAGCTCCAACTCAAGAGCAAAAATTTCAATTTCCTACTGAAGAAGTTACATTACCTTCAAAAGGTTTATTGTATCCCGAAGGATCACCTTTAAAATCAGGAGTAGTTAGAATGAAATATATGACTGCTAGAGAGGAAGATATATTAACAAATCAAAACTATATAAAAAGTGGTACAGTAATTGATAAGGTATTACAATCGCTACTTGTGGACACTACTAAAGTAGAAGATCTACTAATAGGTGATAAAAATGCTATAATAGTTGCTGCCCGTATTTTAGGATATGGTCAAGATTATTCTTTTAAATATCCTCATCCTCAAACAGGTGAAGAAGAAGAAATAACAATTGACTTAACTGAAGCAGAAGATAAGTATTTTGATGAAAGTTTAATGATTAATGGTAAAAACGAATTTGAATTTGAATTACCTACATCAAAAGCATTACTTACTTTTAAACTTTTAACTCAGGAAGATGAAAAGAAAATTGAGCAAGAAATAAAGGGTCTTAAAAAAATAAATAAAAATGCAGACCCTCAACTTACTACACGTTTAAAACATACAATATTATCTGTGAATGGAGATCGTACAACTAAAACTGTAAGAGATTTTATCGATAAACAGTTTCTAGCTAGGGACTCCAGAGCATTTAGAAAGTATGTAGATAATATAACACCTGACATTGATTTAACATTTGACATTACTTTTAGCGATGGGGCAGTAATTGAAGATTTACAAGTTCCTATCGGAGTAGGCTTTTTTTGGCCTGACGCCTCAGTATAGACAAGTTCTATGGACCCAAATACATGATCTAGTGTACCATGGCGGCGGTGGATTCATACACTCAGAAGTATATAACATGCCTATTTGGTTAAGAAGATTTCACATTACTAAGATAAGTGAACATAATGAAAAGCAAAATGAAGAAATAAGAAAAGCTCAAGGTAATGAGCAAATAGGAGATAATAAAAGTATAAGCAGACCTAATATAAATCCTAGTAATGTGTATAATTTTTAAGTAAAGGTATCGTAGATACCTTTATTTTTTTCATATTTATACATGTATAACTTTATGATATGGCTAACGGAGACGAAGAAAATTTAAATTATCAAAGAGAAACTGTAAGAATATTACGGGAACAAACAGATGCTCTTAAGGAACAACAAAGGGTATCTCAACAAACCACGGAACAAAATAAAGCCCAACTCAGTTTATCTAGAACTTTAGCTAGAATAGCAGCAGAACAAGCTGATGATACAGCGGATACTTTAGGTAATTTAAAAAGTGTTAAAGATATTGAAAAGGATATACTTAAACAAAAAAATCTAATTAATGCATTAACAAGAGAAGAAAAAGCAGCTAATGGAGATTTAAAAAAACTTCTAACTGAGCAATTAATAAATGCTAAAGAAATAAAAGTTGTTCAGGAGGCTAAGTTAATTAGTGCTAAAAAAATTGAAAATGCATTTGGGTTAACAGGAAAATCCCTAAGTACTATAAATAAATTACTTGGAGGAGCTATACCTGATCTTGAAGAAATAAAGAAAAAAACACAAGAAAGATTAGTTTTATTAGAAAAACAAGGTAAATTACAAGATGGTTTACTAGGTAAATTACAAGGATTTGGGATTCAATTAGGTCAAGTAGGTAAAGCCCTATCTAATAATTTACTTGATCCAATAGTTTTAGCAACGTCCGCTTTTACATTTTCAGACCAAACAACACAATTACAAAGAGAATTAGGACTAACTGAAAGCCAAGCAGAAAATTTAAAGGTCCAATTTAGAGAAACAGCAGCAGCTTTAGGAGATGCAGCAGTTAATGCTTTAACGGTTCAAAAAGCAGCTTTAACAATTAACCAAGCATTAGGTGGTTTTGCTTTTACTTTTGATACTCCTGGTTTACAACAATTAACAGGAGAAGCGGCTAAATTTCAAGAAAAGTTAGGAGCTTCAAATGAAGAAGTAGCGGGATTAGCTCAGTCGGCTTTAGTAACAGGTAAAGGATTTGAACAAATACAATTAGAAGTTTTAGGAATCACAAATCAGTTAAAAAGCCAAACTGGTATTAGATTAAATGAAGCACAACTATTAAAAGAAGCTTCTTCGGTTACTGGACAGATAAGAGCTCAGTTAGGGGGTAGTGTTGTAGAAATAGGTAAAGCTTTGGCAGTAACTAAGTCTTTTGGAATGGAACTTAAGGATGTAAAAGACGTATCGAGATCTTTATTAGATTTTGAATCTTCCATATCAAATGAATTAGAAGCAGAATTATTAACTGGTAAACAGTTAAATTTAGAAAGAGCTAGATTATTAGCATTGACAGGAGACATTGAGGGACTTTCAAGAGAAATTAATTCTCAAATAGGAGACTTCAGTGATTTTTCTAATATGAATGTAATTCAACAAGAAAAAATAGCAGCGGCATTTGGAATGTCTTCGGATCAGTTATCAGATATATTATTGAAAGAAGCTAATATAGAAGAATTAAAACAAAAAGCAATAGCCAATAATGATAAAGTAACTTTAGCAGCTTTAGAACAAAGAACACTACAACAAGATTTTAATGATGCTGTAACTAAATTAAAACAAATATTTGTAGATATAGTTGGGGGTCCAGTTGGAACTTTACTTAGTATGTTAGGTGAGGCTGCTAAAATAGTAGCAAATTTTGCTGAAACAGGATTAGGAAACTTTTTAATTAAATCTGTACTAATTTTTAAAGCAGTAAAAGGAACCGTTGGTTTATTTAAAGGTATGAAAACCCTTTTAGGTGCTATTAATGTAGCTAAAGGAATAGGTTTAATTACTCAACAACAATCTAATAGGGCAAAAGCAAGAGCAACAATCCTAGCTGCTAGTGAAGGTAAGGTTGAAAAATTAAATAATTTTACTAAAAATGCAG